AGTTCCTCCGACAAGAAGATCGACATTTGATTCAATTGACCACTCCTTAAATTTCGTCATGTCGCCAAGGTTTGGCGTTTGTGGGTAGTGGTGCGCCAGCACCTGAGATGGAAACTTCTCAATCTCCGAATACGCTACTGCCTCCCATCCAAGGGGATGCCATGCAACTGTTGCCGCCTCAATACCACTGCAAAGTGAGAGATATTTCATTTGTATTTTCTAAGAGACAAAAAAACCAGAGTTCTCCCTCGAAAACTCTGGTGCGGATAGGTTCAGTGATTAACTGAACATCTCATCATCACTCATGGTTGGTGGTGCTGGCTTTGCCTTTACAGGTGTTGGTGCTGGCTTTACTGGTACTGAGACTTCGGGGTCAAAGCCACCGCTGTTGTCCTCTGACATAGCCGCTGGTCGAGCAACCCAACTCACCACCTCAAAGAGTGGCACTCTGGTAGTTCCCTTGCCAACCTTTTCGGGGCGTGAACCCTTGTACTCGACCACTGGCAATTTGCCAGCGTTTGCAGATGCCTGTGCTTGCACTTGCTTCCACAAGGCTTCCAAGCCCATGTTAGCCCCCGCACCGTTGGCACTAAATTCGGCAACGCCCATCTGTTTGTTAAAGAAAGTTGCACGAAAGCCACGCTTATGTTCGGCACTTGGCTGTGCGCCTTTCTGACCAAGACTGCCATCAGGCAAGAATTCAAAGATGCCAGTTGCAATCAGCATCCAACCTGTTTCCAAGTTCTCATAGTCAAAGACCGATTTCTCAAAGGTAAATTCACCATCTTGGTTAGTCCATGCGTTTGATTGGGGGCTGAATCGGATGTAGTTGCCGTTACCGCCGCTGTTTGAAAGGTTTAAGTTCATTTGATGTTTCCTGTTAAAAGTTGAAGTTGAAAAATGTGATTTGCATCACTGTGGGGGATTGGGGTTGGGATTATTGACTAATACTCTTGTCTCTGGCAAGGGTCAATCCTGAAGATATGCGGGAAGTTAAAGTTTCTAGATTAGGTTTAAGGTCTTTTGTTAGCAGTTTTTCTGCTTGTGCAGGGGTGATGAGTTCGGTCTTCGTTATCTGCTCTGGACTCAATCCAAGGAAAAGAAGATGCTTTTTAGCCTCTTCCTCTGATGTCCAAGAACGCAATGCTCTCTTAGGTGCGAGTTGCCAGCCAGCAATCACAGCACCTTTCTCCATGCGTTTAAGGGCATGATCTCTGACCGCCTTAATGTAGTCCTCAACCATGTCAAACTTTGTCAGCAAGACACTGATCTGTTCTTCTGTCAGCACTTCTACAGGCGGGGCTGAGTGAACAACCTCAACCATGTTTGCTTGTGCAGGACAGATTGTTTTAGCTGCACAGTATTGGCAAGCAGAGTCAGAGGGTACAGGCGGGAATGCAGGGTTCAGGGCATTCTCAATTGCAGGGGTCAGGATGTAATGCTCCCAATCCACCAACTCCTGAGTTGTCATTGTGTGCTTGCGTACCTCACCATGATGAGGTTGGATGATCCAGAGTTCAATGGTGTCAATGTCTTGGTATAGACCACCAGACTCCATTGCTGCCAAACTGTATAGCTTGAGTTGTTCACTGTCAGCATCGACATACCCTCTACCCGTTTTAAGGTCTGCAATGATGAGTTTGCGTTTCTCTTTGCTTATGCCAATGACATCAGCAGTGCCACCGCATTTATATGATGATGTCTCTTGATAGGGTAGGAACTTCTCTACCTGAGCAGTTCCCTCTCCCAACTCTTCCTCTATGTCCCAGATGGCTTTCAGATGCTGTTGTGCAAAGTCGCAATTCTCTTGAGTCATAAAGATACCTTCATAGACCTTACCAACAAACCACATGGGGTCTAAATCCCTTTGATAGCAGTGCTCTGCCAGTGCATGAATGGCAGTACCAATCTTTGCCGCCTCACCACCCTCCTGATATGGGACTTGTGCCGATAAACTGACTGATGCAGGGCAAGCAATTGTCCTAGCAATGCCTGATGGTCTAATGTTCAGTTGCTTTGTTGCCATGATGACCTTTCAATGTGGTGATGTTCAATGAGTAATTGGTAGGCGAGTTGTCTGGTTTCATTTGAGACTGCATGACCTAAGTCTTCGGGGTCAAGTAGACGCTTTAGGAAGATAACAGTGTGCTGGTTTTGCTTACGCTCTTTGTCGAGTTCAGATGCAAGCCAAACAATATGCTCACGCAAGGTTTGCCGTTCTTTTTCATCCATTGCGATACCCCCAAAGTGCAATCAAACTGGCATCACTACGCCCATCATCCTTGACCCTCTTGAAGAGGGCGAGATGGTCAGGGAACAACTCCATCGCTCTGGCTCTTGACCCATCCTTTCCCCCAATGACACCCATAGACTTAATCCAAGTCTGTGGTGTCATCATGGTGGTCTTGATCTGTAGGGCTGTTAACACTCCCTCTACAACACCAAGACTGCGCCCTAGAGAAAATACACTGGTCACCCCCTGCCCACTCATAGCAAAGACCCGCTCGGTGAATGCCTCATTGGGGTCAAAGTCCTTAACGATCTGCACCAACTCAGGCACTGATACCTGACGCTTGTTCTTGCCGTTGCGGGTGAGGGTAACTGTAGGCATATCCTCAACCTTGACCAGTTCCCCATCGACAATCAGGGCAAGAGCACCATTCAGACCGCAGTCAATACCAATGGTGCGCCTAGTCATTTAACAGCCCTCTGATAGCCTTAAAACGAGCCTGAATCAGAGAATCTACTGATTCATCTAGCCGCCTGATGGTGGTGACAAGTGGTATTGTCTTTCCTGTGGCATATCGGGAGACTTGGGCGGGGTGAAAGCCAGCATGACGAGCAACATCGGTGATGGTGTAGCCAGCCACTTCAGCCTTTTCCTTAATGTTTTCAATGGTTTGCATAGTTTGTGTGTTCATAGTGTGGGCGAGTCTAGAGACTTTTAATCCATTGGTCAAGCCCTTTGTGATTTAATAGTTGAGTTAATTGTGGGGGATTAGTTACATAAGTGTTGACTACCTGATTGACTTCTATATGATTGGCAACATCAACAACCCGATAGGAAAATTGAAGATGAGAGAACTCCACGAATCAGAAGCTGACGAGATGCGTCTTGAGGACTTGTACCTCAGACGCTACCGCAACCAACTGGCTAACCACCCCGACTGTCGTGACCCCGACCACCCAACCTGTGAACTCTGTGAGGAGAATGATGATGACTCAAATGACACTGATTGATTTACACATAATGTCAGAAGATGACAAATTACCAACTGATATTGCATTCAAAATTGTTGGTGGCAAGACCATTTACAAGCATATTGGCTGGATGTGGAGACGATCTGATAAGCAGATTTATCTCAACAAATACGATTGGGACTTTAAAAATGAAGAGCGTCATAGACGCTACTTGGATGACAACACAATGATTCAAGTTCTGCAACTAAGTGAGGTATCAGAGTGACAATTAAGCAAACCCTGCAAGCCACCCTAGTGGGCTTGATTCTGGCTGTGCCTTTCTTGATTGAGATTGCAAAGGAGTTAATGAAATGAACTATGTACAAATGACCAATGCACCAGCATTTCCAGACGGACTAGGAAAAAAAGGAATGACGTTGAGGGACTATTTCGCAGCACAAGCTATGCAAGGCATGATAGTTGATGTTGTGCAACCACAATACGATTACATTGCAGAGACTGCTTACGCAATGGCAGACGCAATGCTGAAAGCGAGGGAAGCATGACACCACTACAAGACTTCTGCCAAGAACCTCGTTCAATGGAAGAACTGGAAGAGGCTGAATTCAAGCCTCATAGCGTCTACAACGCCGTCAAAAAGGGTGACTTAAAGAACGTCAAGGCAACAGACGATTGGGGTCGTAGAACGCATGGTAAGGGCTTGTTTCTGTCCACAGTCACCATCGCACCCATGAACTTCACCGCCTTGCAGTCAGCATGGAATACACAACCACAAGGAGAAACAGCATGAGCATCGAAAGAGACTTAGAAGAACTGATAGCCAAGATTGCGCCATCTAAAGACATCGCTGGTGGCTTTATGAGTCGTGACCAGATCATTCAACTCATCCGTAAGGTGGCAACTGACGCATCCCTGATCGGGTACTGCCACGCTGAGAAGTTGACCAGAGAACGCATGGAGAAGAAACTCTCAGCAATTGAGCAAGAGTTGACAATTATCAAGGAACAGTTGAAAGATACTGAACTTGAATTGATCGCTGCCAACAAATGAGCCACTGGCGCAAAGTCATCCTTGCATTGCTTTGTGCTGGCGCACTCTTTTATTTTGACTCTAAGGAGGTGAAAAATGTTAGAAACAATGATAAATTTTCTTCTTATAGCGACACTCGCATTCGCCTTGGGAATAGCAGTTTGCGTAGCATTTGTTATGTGGTTGCTAAAAGAAAGCGAACAAGAGTAATGTGTCCAGACTGCCAGAAGTGGATTAGAGATGCAGGGGTAAAAACCTACAGTTGCACCGACTCAAATATCAAAAGAGGATTTGTTTTCACCTACAGGGGACGAGCATGAAAGGTGGTGCAAGAGTAGGGTCAGGACGCAAACCCATCAACATTGACGAGCGTAGAGCATTCAGCTTGTATGAGCAAGGATTCAGCAAGCTAGAGATTGCGAAAAGGTTTGGAGTCCCATACAACAGTTTACGCACCATCTTCCGCAAATCAGGGAAGTTAATAAAAAGGAAGCCAGATGAGTGAATCATTTAACAGGAAGAGACAAATTCAAGAGTACAAGACCCAACAAGAGGTATATGACGAGTTGCGAAACCACATTCTTGAACAGGTAGCCGTTGAGGTTGAGAAGATGCAAGGGTTCGGCAAGGATACTCTTGATTCGTTTGGGATATTTATTAGAGGGATGAAGAAGTGACACAAGATGAAATTATTGCGATGGCAATTCAAGCTGGAATGGCGGAAGAAATTGCAGCGTTCAATATTCCAATTATTGAAGCCTTTGCAAAACTGGTAGCCGCCAAAGCCTTAGCACAGCGCACATGGGTAGGGCTGGCAAAAGAAGACCGCCTGTGCGCCAAGTACATGCAAGACGCACCCGAGGGCATTGAGGCAGTCATTGACTACATTGAAGCCAAAATCAAGGAACGCAATGACCACAGCATTTGATTACAAAGGTCAACCCTCTATTTGGATGCGAGATCAGCAACTCAAACGCTATATACAGGGTGATGATTCTGCAAAGAAACGACAAGACAAGCGTGACATCAACGACAAGGAGCAAGTCTTTATCTACTCAAAACCAGTTGCCAAGAAATGATTGTCAAGATACGCACCTTTTATGGCAGAAGCAGGGGTCTGCGAGGTGAGAGGGAGACTAAGGTAGACCAAGGCGTAGCTTGGTTGTGCCAAAAGTGTGGAGAGGTGATTCTGTACGAACACCTTATCTCCAAACACTTCTGCAAGACTCAAATTAAGCTACAAGACCATTCAGATAAGTAGTCTTTCCCGCAACCTTAGTGGCGGTGAGTGACTGAGATTTAAGATTTGATGGGGAGAATGAGCAATGCACCCACCCCGCATTTGGATCACCGCCTGGCGTGTAAAACTCTAATATCAATTGAGTGAATTTCAGATTGCTTTCGATCCACTCTGCTAACTCAGGATTGGGTACGCCATCAATTTCAAAGTCAACTGCTTGACCTTTGCAATGGTCTGAGGTTGCAGACCCTCCAGTAGCTTGGTTCAAAGCAGGACATCTAAACCCTGAGTTAATCTTCACAGGCTTGCCAAAGTGCTCACGCACAGGTTGCAGGATGTTCTCGCACAATAAACGCAATGATTCAATCTGCTCCTCATTGGGTGTATTGTCAATGTCTAGACGATCAGCAGTATCCGATCTGGTGAGTTCTTTGAGGGTGAAGTTAGCTGACAAGTTCATGGTTTTCCTTTCAAGGTTTGGTAGATGGATTCGTAGGCTTGCTGACAGGAGGTAAGTTGTCTAATGGCTTCGTCTCCATCGTCTGTGATGGCGATAAGAGATTTAGCAGTCGTTGCGTCAAGTTCGCCTCCCTCTTGACTGCTATCTCTGGCGGTAATGGTGGGATTGTCGGTGGTTGGTATGGGGCAGTTGGCTGCTTTGACAGGAATCCGCAACTTGAGGATGCCATTATCAATATCGCTATTGCGCTTTTGTTGAGCAAGTTTCGCATCTTGATTTGCTTTCTGAAGTTTGTTTGTTTGAGTCTGGATTGCTGAGACTAAGACTTGTTCCTTTTGCCTAGCTTCTGCATTTAGGGCAGCAATCTCAAGTTGTTGACGAGTAACCTCATCATCTGATCCTTTCCAGTACCCACTGCCAAAGGCTGACATCACCGCCATTAGGATACCCAACAGCACCCAAGGATTAAACAGGCTCATGGTGCAGGAGGCTCATCATTGTCAATAACTTCAGCCTTGGCACTGGCATTAGCTACCGCCTTAACAGCAGACCGTCCTGCTACACCGCCAAGTACACCAGTGATAAACACCATGATGGTATTGATCTGTTGGGTGTATACCTTGTCAATTGCAGCCATACCTGACATAGGTTGCGTCACGAATGAAACGCTATAGAGGAACATTGCAACTGATCCCAAAAGAATCAATGTCAAAGCAAATATCACGATTGCCCAAATTCTGACTTCAATTTCTTCAGCAGTCATTCGGTTGTTTGGTTTGTATCCAATGGTAGGCATTACTTTTTCTCCTGTTCAGGTTTAACGAGTTGCTCTGGACAAGTACCTGTAGCGGTACAAATTGGGGGCTTACATTCAGTATTTTGCCAATTCTGAGGGTCTTGGCAAGGATAACGAAACCTATCCTCACAGGCAGAC